CCCCTTGATCGGCGGGGGTTCTTTCCACTCAGGCATTGACTCCCCATTTACAACGATTCTAATCTCCCCGGCTGGGAAGGAGATATGTGGAGGCTGTGAGCATGTTTGTTCGTCTACCGCTTGGTCATCTTTGGTTTGACTTTTCTCATCCACCGGCGCATTTATCCTACTGGAAGGACGATGGTGAGAGTTTCCTTCGTTGTTGGAGAGGCAACATAGTCTGGACACCTAATGAAAAACTTACGCGTCTGCCTGGAAGCCTTCAGGCAACTGGACCCGGAGATGCAGGCCCAGACGATGGTGACGTATCTGCTCGTAGCAGAGACGGACCCTGAACCGATCCTGATGACTGAACTAGGCAAGCGTTCAGGCTTGGCCCAGTCATCGGTGTCCCGGAACGTAGCGGCCTTAGGAGCTTGGAGTCGCCATCGGCGGCCTGGACTCAAACTTGTAGAGGCCCATGAAGACCTCATGGACCGAAGACAAAAACTCGTCTCCTTGACGGCTTCGGGCCGAAGGTTGAAGGAGACCTTGGAGAACTTGACATGAGCATTGGACCTAGAGGCAAGGGGTGGCAAGCGACTGTCACTCACCCCCGGATTGCTCCTCATCGCTGGAGGAGGCAATGGACGACCTACGAGGACGCTGAGATATGGGAGGCCCAGGCGAAGGCGGACCTCCTGGCTGGCCGCTCTCCTGACATGGGGGGCAAGGAGCGGGTATCGAGCGAGAAGCCCCGGACTCTCCGGGAGATGATTGACTACACAGCCAAGACGGCCTGGGTAGACAAGAAGGCCGGGGACTCCTTGGCCCGGAACGCTGAACTCGTCGGTGAGGTCATTGGCCTCGACATGGACGTGAGGAAGATTGATGCCTTTGTGATCGACAAGGCCATCGTGGACTTGAAGGGCATAGGGAACTCCAACGGCACGATCAACCGGAAGATGGCGAGCCTGAGCAAATGCTTGTCGGTGGCTACGGAGCTTGGAATCATCAAGGAGAAGCCCAAGATCAAGAGGCTCCGGGAGGGGGTTAATCGTATCCGTTGGTTCAGCGACGATGAACTGGACCGGATGGTGGCCTTCTTCAATCACATGGGCCACGAGGACATGGGACACTGGGTGCGCTTCCAGGCCGACACCGGCTTGAGGGTCGGTGAGACCCGTGGGCTTGAATGGCGAGACATCCAAGGAGACTTCGTGGTCTTGGCTGATACCAAGAGTGAAGCCCCGAGGGGGTTGCCAATGACTCAGGCTGTCCGGGTGGGGCTGGCGGCAATGACGAAGCACCAGAAGGGGCCGTGGACGTGGGCTGATAGCAATCACATCAGGAGATGGTGGGATCGCTTGAGGCTCCACATGGACTGGGAGGCTACGGGAGATGATGTTCCCCATGCCCTGCGTCACACGTTCTGTTCCAGGCTCGTCCAGCGGGGGGTTCCTATTCTCACGGTGAAGGAACTTGCCGGGCATAAGTCGATGGAGATGACGTTACGATACGCTCACCTGGCTCCTCATAACCTGGTGAATGCCATCAAGTCGTTGGAGCCGAACAGACAGCCTAGTCTGGTTGTCGATGTTGTGGCATAAGGTGGTGGTTTCGATGGGCGGACGTGGTGGAATAGGTATACACAGCAGACTTAAAATCTGCCCCCTTACAATGGGTTGTGGGTTCGAGTCCCGCCGTCCGCACCAGTCTTAAAATCTTTGTATGATCTATCCACTCGAACACAGACCTCTTCTCTTTCAGGAACCCAAGGGCTTCGGCTCTTGGGTTTCTCTTTGATCTAATGTATCCACTGAGGCAACGGATTTGCTGACATATAGGCTTGTGGCATGAGGCGGTGCCACGTTTCAGGGACGAAACGGGAACATGAGACAATCAGACCTTGAGCGCGAGATGCGTGAGACGGGGATCGACCGTTACTGGAAGAAGGTAAACCGAGTCTCCCGGCACGGCATGGAGACCCAGCACCCGGTAGGGCGGCGGCTGCTTACCGAGTCGGTGAGTCTTCTCTCCGAGGCTATCCGGGAATGGAAGCGGACAGTGACACTCAAGCCTGTAGGCCAGAGGTCAGCCGCGTACCCATATATTGACTTACTGGCTACTGATCTAATCGCTGCGATCACAGCCCGGAGTGTTATCGACTCGATCTCGATGCACGAGAAGATCACCAAGATAGCCTTTAAGGTTGCCCGAATGATTGAGGACGAGGTGAGGTGGCGGGACTTGAAGGCCAAGGAGCCTGACCTCTGGCGAGACCAGATGAAGCTCGTGAAGCGGATACCCGGCTACACCACCAAACGTAGATTCCTGGCGAACACTGAGAAGTTCACGGATCAGAACTTCGCACGGTGGCCTAGGACTGAGAGGCTCAAGGTCGGGATGACCCTGGTGGAGCTGATGAAGCAAAGCACCGGGATCGTCGAGATCACCACGAGGACGGGACTACTGGGGAAACGGGAGACCTATGTCCATGCCACTGAGGCTTTGCTTGAGTGGATGAAGGGTGCCCACAACTACGCCGAAGACCTTTCACCTACGTTCCTACCGCTCGTGGAGCGTCCCGCTGACTGGACCGACGTATACACCGGGGGCTACCTCACTGAGTACGTCCACCCCCGGCCCTTAGTGAAGACCAGGGACAAGACGCACCTAGATGAACTCAACGCCCTTGATATCTTCGAGCCCAAGGCCTCAGTCAATCGACTCCAGCGTGTTTCCTGGATCATCAACGCCAACGTCTACGACCCGATGGCTTACTGCTGGGAGAACGAGATCGAAGTCGGGGGGCTACCGTCTGCCAACGGGCAGGAGATCCCTAGCAAGCCTGTGGACATCGAGACGAACGCAGAAGCGAGGAGGAAGTGGCGGAAGCTCGCTGCCCGGATTCGCTTTGAGAACAAGGCCGAAGCCTCCAAGCGGTTGCAGATCACGAAGATCCTTTGGATGGCAAAGAAGTTCATCAACGAGGAGATTTTCTTCCCGTGGTACATGGACTTCAGGGGCCGGAAATATCCTCGTGTTTACTTCATGCAACCCCAGGGCAGTGATGAAGCTCGGTCGATGCTGATGTTCGCCCAGGGCAAGGCTATTGAATCTGATGAGGGGGAGCGGTGGTTGACAATCCACGGGGCCAACTGCTGGGGAGAGGACAAGGTATCTCTCGACGACCGGGTGCAGTGGGTCCACGCGAACCGGGATATGGTTGAGGCGGTGGGCAATGACCCACTGGGGACAACATCAATATGGGGGAAGGCAGACAAGCCTTGGGCCTTCCTCGCTTGGTGTGCTGACTTCACTGCGTTCCTCCGGTTCGGGAGGGGCTACGTCTCTCACCTGCCTATATCAATCGACGGCTCCTCCAACGGGCTTCAACTCTACTCGCTCCTGATGCGAGACCCGATAGGAGCTGCGGCCACTAATGTCCTGCCTAACGCTTTCCCTCGGGACATCTACCAGGACGTGGCCGATGGCACTATCCGCAGGCTCAAAGAGTCAGACAACCCGATGGCTCCTATCTGGCTTGAGTTCGGGGTGGGCCGGGCAGTAGCCAAGAGGCCCACGATGGTCGTGCCGTACTCAGGCAGCCTCCATTCCTGCATCACCTACACCATCGACTGGTTCAATGAAGATCGGAAGAAGAGGAAGATCGAGAACCCCTTTGGATGGGAGGAGGTCTTCAAGCCCTGTGCATTCCTGGCGAGGCAGATATGGGATTCCATCGGGGACGTGGTGGGCGAGGCCCGGAAGGCGATGGCGTGGCTCCAGGAAATCTCCAACACCTGCATTGCCAATGAGGTTCCTCTGCGGTGGACAACACCTAGCGGCTTCATGGTCAAGCAAGCCTACGAGACTTGGCACGGCCAGTCAGTCAGGACAATCATCGGGGACGTGATCAGGCAGCACCGGGTCCGTGTTGGTACGGGGAAGTTGGCTAAGGTCAAGAACCGTAACGGGATAGCCCCGAACATGATCCACTCGATTGATGCTGCCATCGGTGACTTGACGATCTTGCGGAACTCCTCCCAGGGGATGACATCCCAGTGTTCCATCCACGACGCCTACCTCTGTCTTGCTGAAGACATGCCCATGATGAGGCGCAATGTTCTCGACTCGGTGGTGGAAATCTTCACGGAAGATTTGATGCAAAAATTTCTGGAGGAGATCACCTACTACTTGCCGATGGAAGTTACATTGCCAGAGCCTCCCCAGCGGGGGGATCTGGACATCCAGCTCGTCAGGGAAAGCGAGTATTTCTTTTCCTAAACAATCCACTCAGGCATCAAAGGAGATGACCATGCCAACCATGAAAGCTAGAGGACTTGCGGTATACCCGCACCTCAACGAACCCGATACCAAGTTCAATGAAGACGGGGTTTACCAAACTCAACTTCAGTTGGATGCGGAAGCCGGGGAGAAACTCATCGCAGTCCTGGAGAAGATTCTGGACGACGCCTACAAGGCTGAGTGCAAGGAGAAGAAGAAGCCGAAACTCAAGAAGGCTGATCTTCCTTTCACTGAAGAAGTTGATGAAGAGGGCGAGCTTACTGGCAACATCCTCTTCCGATTCAAGATGCCCGCCAAGACCAAGCGTGGCCTGGAACAACGCCCCGTCCTTGTGGACTCCAAGGTTCAGCCGATGACTGAGAACATCGGCAGCGGCTCCCAGCTCCTAATCGAGTTCGAGCCTTACACTTGGTTTGTCGCGGCCCTTGGTGTCGGGATGACCCTTCGTCTCCGTGGCGTCCAGGTACTCGAACTTGTCGAGTACAAGGGTTCGGGCCATTGCAGCTTTGAAGCCGCTGAAGGCTTTGAGACTGCTTCGGCTTCGTTGAAGACTGACGAAGTGAACTTCGAGGCCACTGACTTCTAATGTTGTCACTGCGTCTCGACATCAACCCTGTGCCTGCTTCCCGCCCGCGTGTATCGAGATTCGGTACATACTACGGGAAGCGACATAAGGCCGCTCGCTCGGAGACCTTGGCTCTCCTTAGTGAAATGCGGGAGGAGGGACTTCTCCCCGAGGCTCCCCTGAGTGGGCGGCTACGGGTGTGGGTGGTGTTCTCGGTGAAGAAGCCTAAGACCACCAAACTGACCACGCCTCGTGGTGACATTGATAACTACCTGAAACTGCTACTCGACTGCTGCACTGGGTACATCTGGGAGGATGACCAGCAGATCACTCATATCTGTGCCTTTAAGGACTTTGCAGTGGGAGAGGGCTTTATCGACCTGTTGGTCGAGGAGAACGACGATGGTGCAACAGATGGAGTTGTTCGCCAAGACAGTGAAGAAACCCTCCCAGACTCAGCTCATCCTGGGACACCTCGTAACACGGGGTTCGATTTCTGCGCTGGAGGCCATGTCTCTTTACCGGATCTTCCGCCTCGCGGCGAGAGTTGAGGAGCTTCGGAACCAAGGCTACGAGATTGATACCGAGATGAAGACGGACCTGACGGGGAAGCGGTATGCTCGTTATGTCCTTGGATGAACAAGAAAGTGATTTCGTAGCACACGAGCCCTGCCCGGCCTGCGGGAGTCGAGACAACCTTGCGAGGTATACCGACGCTCATGGGTACTGCTTTGGATGTGGCTACTATGAGCATGGGGACCAGCCCATTGAAGTCGAAGAGACTTCTGCGTCCGGGCTGATCCCAATCCAATACTCACCGCTGAACAAGCGTGGGATCTCTGAGGATACCTGCCGCAAGTTCAACTACGGGACCGGCATCCACAATGGTCAGCCAGTCCAGGTCGCCAACTATCGAAACGAAGAGGGCGAGATCGTCGCCCAGAAGGTGCGGACCCGTGACAAGTCCTTCTCCGTTCTTGGGGAAGGGCGTGGCCTGGGACTCTGGGGTAAGCACCTGTGGGGCGAGGGTGGAAAGAAGATCGTGATCACTGAGGGGGAGATCGACGCACTGTCGGTTTCGCAGGCTCAGAACAATCGTTGGCCCGTGGTCTCTGCTCCTTCAGGGGCTTCGGGTGCTGCCAAGGCTGTCCGCCAACATCTCGAATGGTTGGAGAGTTTCGATACCGTCGTCCTCATGTTCGATCAGGACGAGCCGGGACAGAAGGCGGCGGTAGATTGTGCTTTGCTCTTATCGCCAGGGAAGGCGGCGATAGCGTCTCTCCCCCTCAACGATCCCAATGAGATGCTGGTGGCCGGGAGAACCAAGGAGCTGATCTCGGCAATATGGGAGGCAAAGACTTATCGCCCCGATGGCGTGGTTCCCGGAGAGGAACTGTGGGAACGCATCATCGAGGAGAACGAGCAGGAAAGCGTTGAGTACCCGTGGGTGGGACTGAACGAGAAGACCTTTGGGATACGTCAAGGTGAAGTCGTGACGCTCTCCAGTGGCACTGGACTAGGGAAGAGTAGCGTGTGCCGGGAGTGGCAGTTCTGGCTTCTGAACAAGGGCTACCGTGTTGGCATTGTCTCCCTTGAGGAGAACGTCAAGCAGTCAGCCCAAGCCTTGATGGGTTTGTATATGGGGATTCCTCCTTTTCGGTGGCACCAGGAAGAGATCACCGAAGAGAGCAAGAGGGAAGCCTTCGACGCCACGGTGGGCAATGGTCATGCAGTTCTGTACGACCATTGGGGCTCGTTGGATAGTGCCAATCTCCTGAGCCGTATTCGATATATGGCTCGGGGGATGGGCTGTACCCATGTGTTCCTGGATCACTTGAGTATCGTGGTCTCAGGCATTGGAGATGGTGACGAGCGGCGGCTGATAGACAACACCATGACTCGCCTCCGGTCATTGGTGGAAGAGCTTCAGATCGCCCTCGTCATCGTCTCACATCTCAAACGACCGGAAGGACGAAGCCATGAAGAAGGTGGACATGTATCTCTTAGTCATCTGCGCGGTAGCGGTGCTATTGCTCAGCTTAGTGACATTTGTATTGGACTGGAAAGGGATCAACAGGACGAAGGAAGGAAGCACATTACATGTCTCCGTGTCCTCAAGAACCGCTACACCGGCGACACAGGCATTGCTTGTCACGTCAAATACGATCCAGTCTCAGGACGATTGCATGAATGGAACGAAGAAGATGTGGATAGCGTTCCCTTCTAGTCTCTGTGACGCCATCAGGCGTGTGGAGACTGGGGGACACCCCGACCCGGCGAACGCGGTGGGGGACGGGGGGAGGTCTATCGGGCCTCTCCAGATATCTCGTGCTTGCTGGCAGGACGCCCGTGAACACGACCCAGCGATTGGAGGTCGCTACGAGGATTGCAAGAACCTGGAGTACGCCAAGAGAATCTTCTGGGCGTACCTCGATAGATGGGCTCCGAACGATGACTACGAAACGATGGCGAGGACATGGAATGGGGGGCCGCGTGGCCCTTGGAAAGCGGCAACCGACACCTACTGGGTTCGAGTCCAGAGGCAGTTGGAGCTGGGAGCAGATCGCTCATCACCTGAAGGTAACAACTGGGGAGACGTACTCCCGGCAGCATCTTCAGAGTCTCTGCTATCAGGCGTTGAGGAAGATGAAGCGGGCGTTAATCAACGACCCAGTGATTCGTGAGTGGTTATGCGAGGAGGGGCTTCTGAGCCCGGACGAGTTATGAGTTTACCCGCTGGTGTGATCACTTTCGACGGCCTCGACGACGCCATCATCGGCTACGGAAACCAATGGTCCCGTGAGCCTGTGGCTGTCTACTCAGAGCGTAAGATTTGGGATGTCCTACAAGGCCAGGGCATGTCCTTCGAGGACGCCGTTGAGTGGTACGACTTTAACATCAGGTGCCTCTGGTGCGGTGAGCAGACACCGCTGATCTTGGAGGACTCTGTATGACTTCTGACGCTGTTGATCATGTTGTCTTCTTCAGTGGGGGTATTAGTTCCTGGGCTCTTGCTAAGCGGGTAGCTGCAAAGTTTGGAACTGATCGTCTGAAACTCCTGTTCACCGACACGCTGATTGAAGATGCGGATCTTTACCGATTTCTCCAGGAAGCTGCGGAGAATGTTGGGGGTGAACTGGTCTGGATTAAGGAAGGCCGGACACCGTGGGAAGTGTTTAAGGATGTCAGATATCTAGGCAATTCCAGACTTGATCCTTGCTCCCGTGTATTGAAGAGGGAGCCCGCCAAGAAGTGGGTTCATGAGACCTATCCCGATCCGGCTTCTGTGAATCTGTGGCTAGGGATGAACTGGGATGAAGAACACCGCTTGGAGCGGTCCAAGAAGTTTTGGGAGCCCTATCAGGTTGGCTCCCTCTTAATGGAGACGCCCTGGCTGATTCACCAAGACCTTATTGATCTTCTTAATGGGGAAGGGATAAAGCCCCCTCGCTTATACGAACTTGGGTTTCCTCACAACAACTGTGGAGGCGGCTGCGTCAAGGCAGGCCATTCTCACTTCCGCCATCTTCTAAAGAATCTTCCCGAGGTCTACGCCGAATGGGAGCGGAATGAGAAGGAGATCCAGAAGTACCTCCAGAAAGATGTGACCATATTGAGGGACCGTTCAGGCGGTACTTCAACACCTTTATCTCTTGAACAACTGCGGAAGCGGGAAGACTCAGATTGCAGTCTCTTCGATTGGGGAGGGTGCGGGTGCTTTGCTGTTTCCGAGGAGGAAGACGACGACCAATGACCCCAACCATCTTTGACATCGAGACCACGGCTATTGATTGCTTCCGCACCCTGAAGGGCTTGGAGGCCATTCACTGCCTCGTCATTCGTCAAGGATCTGACGTTACCTACTACACCCAAGAGAACATGGTTGAGGGCCTGACGTTCTTGAAGAACCAGGATTTCCTGATCGGCCACAACGCGATGGCCTTCGATGTCCAGGCAATCCGCAAGCTCTATCCCGGTTGGAGTCCTGAAGGACTGGTGCGGGACACAATGGTCATGGCGAGGCTGGCGTTCCCGGACCAGAAGGACCGGGACTTCCAGAACTATTCATCAGGGTTCCCCAAGAACCTCGTCGGCAGCCACTCCCTCGCGGCCTGGGGCCACCGCCTCGGGGAGCATAAAGGAAACTACGAAGGCGGGTGGGAGGCTTTGAA